GATACAGGTAATTCTGATTTTAAACTGTCTAATTCTTCTTTTTTCCAAAATTCTGGCCACAAAGCATCTCCTGAGGGCATTATTGCAGGTAGTTCTATGACTTCCCACTCACCTGAACCCTCTCTTTGTGTGTAATTTTTTAATATTTGTCCTGTTAGATCTCTTTTTGACCATCTTGTCATAACCAAAATAATAGATCCACCCGGCTGGAGTCTCTGTCTTGGTCCTGATGTATACCATTCGTACACTTTGTCATAAACCTCAGGGTTATAGTCACCTATTGTCGCATCTTGTTCTGAGTGAGGATCATCAATAACAAGAACATCAGCACCTTTTCCTGTTACGGCACCGCCTACACCTATAGCAAAGTATTCTCCACCCTTGTTAGTGTTCCATCTACCTGCGGCCTTTGAGTCAGAAGACAATGTAACACCTGCGAAAATTTTTTGAAAATCTTCAGACTGTATAAGATTCCTAACCTTTCTTCCAAATCCTACAGATAACTCGGCTGTGTGCGCAGTCTGGATAATTTTTTTATTGGGGTACCTCCCTAAAAACCATGCAGGAAATAAATAACTTGCAAACTCTGACTTGGTATGACGGGGTGGCATGTTGATAATCAATCTTTTCAAATCACCCCGGGCCACCCTCTCAAAAGCATCTGCCATAATCTCATGATGTCTTCCATGGATAAAAGCTGCCCATTGTGATTTAACGAATGGCAGAAAACTATCTCTGGCTTCTTCTCTTTGTTTTGCTTGCTCGTATTCTTCAAGAAGTTTTAATACCTCCATCTTCTCATCAGGAGGCAGTGAGCTTATCTGGCTCATGTTCTTTTGAATTATCTTGGCAATATCATTCATTGTTTTTTATATTTGGTGGACTGCTCTCAATAATCTTTTTAGCTAAGTCTATCATCCACAAACACTTGTCTGTGTCAACAGACGAAGCAATGAAAAGACTATCGTCTTCATCCCAGCCTATTACGATAGGGTCCTGTAACTCAGGCTCATCCTCAGGAATAAATTTTCTGTAGTCATCTAAGTAAATAATGTTTGACAAATTTTCCACTCCACTAGTATACTAGTATTACTAGTTACTAGTATATACTAGTATATAGTTTAATACTAGTACTAGTCTTAACTATATAATAATATAATACTAGTATAAGGAAGGTATACTAGTACTAGTACTAGTAAAAACTAGTATGTTAGAAGTTAACCTTCACTTTCACCAAAAATTGTGGAAATTATGAGTAAAATAAACTGTATACGGCACGGCTAGCCCTCTAGCTATGTGGGTGGTGGGGAGTAGGTGGGGTCAAAACTAACTGAATTTTCGTGGATAGCGATTACTCTTTTAAAAGTTTAGATAGTTTTTCCCTAAGTTGCTGTTCAACTTCCACAGAACTCTTATCACTTTCTTTTATTTCAGTAACATTAGTAAACATACTTAAACTTTTACCGATCAATTCTGCTGATCTAACTCTTGCAGTATCTGAGAACTCTTCATTATTCATGAACTCTTCTAACTTCCTAATTATTACTTCCTCTTTTTTTATCGCTGACACTTTATTAATCTGCTTTAATTCATCATACATTCTAGAAATTGTATGGGTAATCAATGGGTTTGCTTTTAGCTTACTTGCCATATCTCTTATAGTGTTGTTCTTGGTTTTAGGACTAACATTATAATTTGCTACATATGCATCAACTAAGCTCATTGGCTTTTTAAGATTGCCATCTTTATCTTTTCCCATTCCAACTATGTCTTTACAAAAACCCAACTGCTTTGCCGTCAGCTCAGGCTTGGAACTTTTCTTGACTTTATTACTGCTGACTAATTTTAATTTTGGTTTATCTTTTTTATCTGACATTTTTTATCTCACAAAAGTTAATAGTAACTTTTACAAAGTAACACACGAATTAATAAAAGTGTAGCTTTGCAACCATCTATTTATATTCTCATTTCGTGAAATATCCATT